CATGTATAAAGCTTGTTCTGCCATCTTTGGTACTTTCATATCAAGATCATATCCTAATCCATCTGAAATGTAATTTAATAATATTAGTTTACCTGTTAAATCACTAGAGAAATTAAACTTGTTTCTTTTTGGATCAATATTAAACCAACCATTTCTTTGTGATACTTGCGGTTCTAAACCATATCTTTGACCATAAACCATTTTCCACCAGTTCCAATCGTACACACCAAACCAGTTTTCATCCCAGTCACCTGTTAGATTTCTATCATCTGCAGTTCTCCATCTTTCATTTACTATTGACTGTTGAGCTTCTAAGTTTTCACCCCAATCATCTTGTGTAGGTAAACCATTGTAATAACCATCTTGTATAGGTGTATTGCTAGGACTGCTAGTTAAATTATTAGCAGGATATATAATATGCTTTACACCTAGTCCATCTACCCAAGATAATTGCACATAGTTCACATAGTCTTGAGGTATTGGATATGAAAGACTTGGTGGTATTTCTAACTCTATACTCTTAACACTCTTTAATGTATCATAACTAAATTCTTGCAAACCTCTTTTAGCATGAAATATAACATCAGTTCTTTTTACTTTAGGTATTATCTTGTCTTCACCTACGTAAGCAACTAAGAAGTTATCTATTACATCGTTTAGTTTTATATACTCATATCCTCCATAGTTATCCCATACAGCAGGTTGAATAAGTTTCACTCTTACTAAATGACCTATCGTAAGACCAGTAACTCTCACTACATTTTGTGAAACACTATATGACGTTGTAGGTAAAGTATTCCACGCACTTACAGGAGGAGCAGGTGTAGTTGACTCTTGTATTATATAATTACTAGGATGCTCAGACGTTATGTCTAGCATTACAGTATCAAACGTACACGTAAATTCTTCAGTAGCAGCAGTTACAGTAAATACCTGTTCGCCTTCATAATATTGATAATTAGTTTCTGTTATTAATCCCATTATATTAGCTTTGTTCTATTATATCTTCTGACTGTGCCATACGCGTAGCAGTAGCTATCATATTTTCGTCTCTTATTATAACACCAGCATAAGCTAGTATTCTTAAAATAACTTCTGTTTGATCTATACTAGATATTTCAAAATCTTGACCTGTACCAATAGGACCGGCTGGGTCATATATATATTGACCTAAAGTACCTACCTTATAAGACCAGACAGGTTTTTCTGGTTTCCTTACGTAGTATACTTCTATTTCATCTAAGTTAGGCAAGGTATAAACTTTATCACCTTTTAATGTAAATATAGGCCAAGTTTCAGAAGGAGATGTTAACTTAGATCTTCTTATTAAATTATAATCTTGCTGTGTTACTTCTTCTAACATTACAGGTAAAACAGTTGGATCAGCTACAAAACCTGCAGACATAGGTTTAGTATATTCGATAGTTCCTAAACGGTGTAACTTTGTTGTTAGTCCGGTTAAATCAAATGGACTACCACCTGTTAAAGTTTCGTTAGTTTCAAAGAAAGATATTTTTTCTTGTATAGTTTTTGATCGATTAGCGTATTCACTATCATTCATTTCTACTTGCCTTTCGTTCATAGTTAAATCTTCAAAATACTTTTCGAATATTTCTAATTGAACTTGTTCAGCAAGTGAATTAAACTCTTCAGGAGTTAAATAACCCCTTTGTTCTTTGTTTAAAATATAAAGAACAGTTTTGTAAACAGTATCTACACCTATCATATTTATATATTTAAAAAAAGGCGGCGTAGTGCCGCCTTAATTATAATCACTTGTTATTTTATTTTTTTCTCTATTGATCTATAAACTTCTAATCCTTCATCGGTTTGAAACCAAGATGCTAGAGCTGAATATGGATTTTCATCAAATGGAACGTTCATTAATTTACGACCATTACTAGCCCAACTAAAAGTTCTATTATCATTTGATAGTTTTATTATTCCCATTTCTTTAGCTTTGATTCCAAAGTTTCTTAACTCAATATTTTCATCTTGACTTAAGTTTATAAACAAAGCTGGATTACGTTTAGCAAAAACCAATAAGTCTCTTTTAAGTTCTTTACTAGATAAGTTCGATACTTTAGAACCAAGTTCAACTCTCAATATAGCTTCCGCTTGTTCAATATCCATTTCATAAGCTATATTTAAAGCAGCTATTTCAGTCTCAATCATATCAAACTGATCTTCTGCTTGAACTACAGCATCAAACTCTTTAAATACAACATCTCTGTGAGGATGTTTTATTAAAAATTCCTGTAAACTTCTTTTGTTTTTAGGTACAAATAAATGACCTTTTTCAAATACAATATGCGCTAAAGTTACATTTCCTTTTTGTTCATCAACAAATACACTCTGATGATTAGATGCGTATCTTAATTCTCTTTCATACCCTAAATCTGGATCAAACCAAACGAGTGGATATCGTTTTGAGTGTTTGCTTGGTAACGTATAAGTTAACGGCATTTTGTTATTCATAAGATAGTAGTTTCTATCTTTGTATTCCCAAGCGTCTACTTGGTCTTTAGTTTCTAAATATTCTTCCATAATATAATATAATATAATTTAAAAAAGTCCCCTGCCGAAACAGGGGAGTTATTGTTTATGATGTTAGATAATCTACTGCAACTGGTCTTATATTGCTAGTTGTGTAATAATCATTTAGATTGATAATTTTTCCAGGGTTCTGCATTGAAGCCACACATGCAGCATTCAAATCAGACATGAAGCGAAAACGATCTAAACTTGTAGTGATATTGTCTAACGCTATCTTATAGTTAGCAAGTGAACCTGGTTCACCAATAAAAACTCTACAAAAGTTTTCATCGTCTGTACTAGTACCTATACCATCGCTTACACCAAGAAACTTACTTGTGTTTATTAAGTGTATTCCCGGTTCATAGAATAAATCAGCACTACTTATAGTACCAGTTATAGGAGCATCCCATTCACTACCACCTGTAAAAACAGCAGGTACAGCTATTTCTACTGCGATACCAGAGCCTGGAATTACATCTGAAACATTTCCGGTAACTACAAGTGCTATATTACCACCTGTAATTGTAACAGAAATACCTGCAGAATCCCAACCTGTTCCTATACTAGCACCAGTACCTGGTGTAAGTGTAATGTCACCAGATGAATATGCAACTGATGAAGCAGTTCCATTTACTAGAGTTCCACCACCAGCACCAGCAGCAGCTAATTCAGTTCCATCATCAATTAAACCACCTTCACTAGTAGGTATGTTTATTTTAACATATTGTCCCATATTTTAAAATTTAAATTGGATCCTTTTCTGCGTATCTTATTGGTAAAACTGCAAAAAGTTTACCATTATCCGCATTAGGAACTTTTGGTTCAACAATTGATCTAGGAGCTTGTTGAGCTTCTAGTATAGCATTATAAATGATCTCTTCTATATCAACACCTACAACACTTGAATTAAAATTCAAAGTAATTACTTGTACTTTCCCCGTTGTTTCACCAACCGTGTTATAATAAATGTCTACAAAAAAAGCACTTGCTCTTTTAACAGCATATGCATTTGCTACATTTATAGAAAATTTTGAGTTTATAACTGAATTGACCGGAAAAGTTAATATACATTGTTCCATAATTTATATTATTTAAAAGATTAATAAAGTGAAGAGCTTACGCTCTCCACATTATATAAATATTAGGCTCCTTTAAACAATACGAAATTGTTAGCAGCTTGAGTTACTAAACATCTTTCAGATAAGAAACTTACAGTCATCGCATCTAAAGTGTCAGTATAAGCACCACCTACAGAACCAGTAATCCAAGACTTCATTCGTCTGTCTTCTGTTTGAGAAGCTCTATATCTTACATGTAAGAAAGGTCTTCTGATATTTGATCCTAACATTTGATCGTATACTGTAGTAGTTCCAGCAGGAATCATTACACCATCGATTTCTTTGTCCATACCTCTAGTAGAAGCATCGTTAAGATATTTCCAATCAGTTTTGTAGAAGTCATAAGAACCTCTTCTAAAACCATTGAATCCAAAGTTAAGAGCCATATCTCCGTCATTCTCAAATAAACCATAAGAAGCAGCTTGAGTAGAAGCAAATCCACCGTTAACAGCAGCTAACATATCGTCAAAATCAAGAGCTGTAGCTCTAGATAAGAATAACATATTTTCTTCAATAGCACCTTGCTTATCTAAGTTTTTAAGGATTTCATCGAAATCAGCTAATGCACCTGAACCTGGAGCAGCAGCACCAGCAAACCCAGAGTATACATTACCTCTTGCTTCAATAGCAGCGAATAAACCTTCTGAACCTTTAATATCAGTTCCTGTTGTTCCACCTGGAGCAGCACCTGGTCCACCGAATAAATATTCAGGTGAAGCAGCTGGAGCATATGTAGCATTCTCCATTGGAAGAGCTTCAACCATTACCATTTCAAGATAATCTTCAAATCTTAATCTTGTTTCAGATTCAGACTTTAAGTACCATAAGTATCCTGATTGACCATCTTCTGTAGCAACTTCAACCCAACCGATCTGAGCAGTGTCAGAACCATTGATTTGGAAGTTGTCTTTAATAATGATTGGATTGTTAGAGTATTGAGTAAATTGTGGCTCAATAGATCCATTCATTCCTACAGATCCTTTTCCAAAGTCAGCACCATAAACATATAAGTTTATTTCATCAGCTCCTGTTGGCAAAGCATTAGTAGCTGTTCCATAAAGTTTAATTGTTAATACTTCGCTATTAGCTCCAGTAACATCTTGTACTAAACCTTTTTGAACTAATAATCCAGTAGCAACATCAGACATTAATACTGTTTGACCAACTCTAATAGCTCCTGAAGTAGCTTGCGCTGCAGTTAAATTTAAAGTTACTTGAATGTCATCGTTAGGATTACCAGTAGCTCCGTTAGTTATTTGACATTTCTTGTAAGCGATGTGTAATCTATTTTGTTCAGACCATATAACTTGATCTGATGTCATTGGCATTTCAGCGCCAACCATTCTTAAGAAACCAGATAACGTTCTGTTACCATATCTCTCTACCTCAGCTTCATAAAGCTCTGGTAAGTACTGCTGAGCAAAGTCGTTTCCAGAACTATCGTCAAAAGACAAATAGTTAGTAGATAACGCCATTTTTTTCTGAGCAGGTACAATTGATGCGGGAAAACTCCCACCTGTTACAAAACCCATAATTGTAAATTTTTAATTGTGTTTTTTCTTTTTTATTCTTAGTTTAGAACTATCAACTCCATTAATAGCTGTAACTTTTAATCCATTAATAAAAACACCATCGCTAGGCTGTGTCCTAGGTTCTGTACTTATATTTTTAGATTTAGCCATCATATCTTTAACAGCATCGGCTTTGCCTTGCTCATAAAAATGATTAGCTATAGTATCAGCATTTGAAGCTGTATAGAGGGCTTTATGATAACCTTTATAATCTTCTATCTCACCAGAATTATTTAAGAACTTCTTAAGAAAGGTACTAATATTCGATTGTTGATTGGCTACGTTAGACGGATTGTTTACATTATAACTAAATTTCTTTTCTCCTACATTAAATTCAAAACCTTCGAAATCAGAAGTTAAATAATTGTTAGTCGTTTCTATAAACTTATTGTGTCTTAATTTAGCGTCCTCTTGTTCTTTATTATATCGGTTGAAAAAGTCAATAGCTTTTTGTTGATCTTCAGAATATGAAGGTCTTAACTTAATCTCTTCATAATATTTATTTTTAAGATCTTCAAAATGCTGTCTGGCTTTAGCAACCTCTTCTTTTACTGCGAGTTTCTTTTTTCTGACGTCTCGCTCATCGTCAGTCTCTTCGTCATAAGAAAATTGATCTTGTAATATAAAATCAATTTCATCATGATCTAAATGCGGTTTAGTTTGTTGATAATACTGTCTTAAAACAAAATCACCATCTAAAGCAGAATAATCCGTATTAAGTCTTACGTAATCATCTAAAGTTCCACCAGTTTCATTCATGAAATCTACTGCTTTCTGAATATTTTCAGGCATCGTTATCTTAGGTGTAGTTTCCACCTTAGGTTCTTCTGCTATTACTTTTTCTTCTTTAATTTCTTTTATTGGGTTTTCTTGTGGCGTTTCAGTCGCTGCATCATTGGTGACTGATACTCCTTCTCCCATTTCTTTGCTATCTCCGGATGATTCGCCCACAGGAACCTCCTCTGTTTTTCGCTCTTGAATGGCATCTCCGTCTTTATTAATTGTTACTTTAAATACTTCATCATTACTTCTTTTTAATGATGGTTTTTTTATTTTTAAAGGCAATGCCTCTTGTTCTTGTTTAGTTGTTGACATAATAAAATAAAATATATATATTTAATACTATAGCGGCATAGTGCTGCTTTGCTCCTCTCCTTTAGACGTATTAAAATCTATAGGCGGTGTTTTAAATTCTCTTTGATTCATCATTAAACTCTGTTGCGTACCTTCTTCTCTTACCCTTTGATCTTTTCTATCTTCTATCATAGCTTCTTTTTGAGACATCGCAGACATATCCATTTGTTTTAGCTGCTTATCAAACTCAAATTTTTGTTGAGCAAGTTGAGACTTTAATTGCATATCAGTTTGCATACGTTGTATTTCAAGGTCTGATTTTCCTTTTTCAATTTGCAATGTGGTTTGAGCTATAGCTTGTTGTTTTTGTACTTCTGCCAATGCAGCTTTTTCTTGAGACTCTGCATTTGCTTGAGCTTGTGCTTGAATCATTTGTTGTTGACGCTGTTGATCTTTCTTTTCTTTCTTTGCTCTACGTTGTGCTAACATTTGATTAGCAAGTTTAATATTATTTATCTCTCTAAGATCTATTGCGTCTTCTAAATTTATTTGTTGACTTTGTAAAGCTATTTGTATGTTTTGTTCTAAATATTGTTTTTCTTCTTCGTCTGGTTCTACTTGTAAGTATATACCAAAGTCGTGCAAATTTAAATCTATTAATTCTTCTAGTGAAGCTGTGTTATATCTGCTTAAGCTATCTTGTAAAGACTGTCTTGTTGTAGGAAACTGTAATGAATCAGCTACTCTCAAAGTTATATTCTCACATGTTCTACTTATAATATACAACATTGCTTGAAGTAAATGTCTTGTAGCTACATTTGATTGAGCAGCGGCTAATTTTTGTAAACCAACTAACGCGTCTTTATCAGGGTTACTACCATCTCTGGCTTCATTAAGTCCGGTCACATCTCTTATCATCTGTAAGTAATATTGATAAGTACTTATTAGTGATTGTATTTTAGCCATACCATTTGAAGACTGTAACTCTTGTATCGGAACTTTACCATGGTTAAACTCACCATCTTGCGTCATTGATCTACCTACAATACTACCAGTTTGAAAATACATATTAAGCGCTTCAGCTGGATTATAATTTGTACCATTACCTAAATCAACCTCTGCTAGACCGTCCATGTCTACATATACACCATCTGGAACTATTCTAGCTAAAACTTGTTGTAACTTTAAATGAGTTAATTGTATCATATCGGCAAAGCTAGTCATTCGCTCTACTAAAGAGTTTATTCTACCTTTATAAAGTTTAGGCGCACAAATAATATAATTCATTCTCACTCTAGTAGTATCTGCTAAAGGTCTAGTCATGTTAGTAGCTTTTCTCCACTCTAACATTAGTGGATGCCCTAGTATTTTAGCTCCTTTGTATAATACCTCTATTGACCTAGATATTCTTTTAAAATTATCAGCTTCAGGTGGATTAAAAGTATCAGGTTTTTCTAATGCTTTTTCTAAGCCGTTTGGAGTTTCTTTTATTTTAAATACTTGATCAACATATGTTTTATATTCAAAATATAATACCTGTACATTTTCTTGATCATACCACCCATTCCAGTTTCTTAAATATTCACTATTACCTCTATACTTTTGTATTGTTTCCATTTCTTCATCTGTAAGATATGGAAATTGTTTTTTAAGATCTTGTAATGAAACATTTTTAACTTCACCTACATAATAGATATCTTCAAAGTTAGGATCATCTGTATAAGAATAAACCATATTAGCAGGATCTACGTAGTCAATAGTAATGCCTTCAGCTTCGTTCCAGTTTGTCTTTACAGCACCTATACCTATCGTTACTAAATCTTTTACAAATCTTCTTTGTGTTAATTCAAATTTATTTTTTTCTAAAATATTTTTTATTAACTCTTCTTCAGCTATTTCAACTGACTGCTTATAATCTAATTGTAAGTGTAATTCTAATTCATCAGGACTTTCTAATGCTAATCTTTTTTGAGCGTCAGATTCTAGCTTTATACCAAGCATTTGCTCCATTTGTTTTAGCATTTCTCTTTCTTGTATATCTACAATTAATTGCTGTGCATATTCAGTTCTTTTGTTTGTAGATTCAGGATCACACGCAACTGCTTTTACATCATATAATTTTTGCGTCATACCATTAACTACTATATCTAAAAACTTAGGTATAATAGGTACAGGTTTCCAGTCTAAATTAAGATATGATAAATCACCATTTATAGCTAATTCATCTTTATACTTCTGAACAGGTTGCTCGCCTCTAGAATATAATCTTAAAGTATGGTATGTGTTAAAATTAACAGCATATCCACCATTTCTATATGAAGCGCCTAATCCTCCTCTGTAATTCCTAAACCATTGCCCTTCTATAGCTTGAGCTACTTGCATACCGTAGTCCATTGAATTTTTTACAGACTCAGGGACCACTTGGTCAGGAAAAGAACTATAATCAGTTGTTGATATTTGCATTTATTCTATTATTTTTGAAGTTAATCCTTTATTGTCATATTTTTTTATGCCTATATATTTAGACACTACTGACCTTGTAGGATTAGGTCTATATTTATTTTTATTACAAGCCATGATAGCTAAACCAGAACTTATCGTGGCATCAAACTTTGTTCTTTTATTTATATCGAACTTAGCCCAATCTTCTAATGTGTTTTGAAAATACATATCGCCGTAACCTTCTGTTAGTAATCCAACATGATCTTCAATATAAGTTTCTATAGCAGCAGCATGTGCTTGCTTAACGTCTTCGCTAGAATTAGGTATACCACCTATTTCTTTTTCAGCTGTAGATAATTTGTTCCAAACTTTATCAGGACGATTCATACTAAAACCTCTATAACCTCTACGTTTTAAATAATATAATAATCGTGGTTTGTTATTTTCTGCTAACAAAGGCATTCCATAAAATACTAACGCCATAAGAACGTCCTCAAAAAATATTTCAGCAGTCTGCGGTCTAGATATATATTCTAGAAAAAAATGATTAGGTGGTGCGTTTTCCATAGAAAACTTAGTTAATCCATGAAGAGCACCATTAGATCCTTTACCATCTACAGTACCTGAGATATCATAACTATCACAACCAAAAGCTCCCATATGTTCATTACCAGGGTATTTAATTCCATTTTTTATTACAACTCTGTTTTGCATATTTCTATCTGGTACCCAAGATATTAAAAATCTACCATTAGCATTTGGATAAAACATTACACTACTATCTTTTATTCCATTTAACCATTGAAAATTACCCCTTGTAACACTTGCAACATTATTAAAATCTTCGTTATAATCTATTTGCTCGTATATTTTAGATAAGTTAAATATGCTGTTTTTAGTTTCATCTCTAAAAGCGTGTTGCTCAGTTCTAGGAAATTGTCTATAATATTCATTTAAACCGTCAGCATCATGCTTTAAACCTTCTACTTCATTTTCCCAATGCTCAATGACTCCTGTTGTAATCTCAAAACCATCTCTTGCTTTGACCGAACTTTCTGGTTTAGTGAAGACAGGTAGTCCATAAGTATCCATGAATCCTTCGTAGTTCCATTCCATAGGTATGAATAAAGAGTAGAGGCCAGAAGCTGTTTGTCCGTTTCTATTTCTTTTTGTAACGTCTGAATCGTAATAGAGTTTTTTAAAGTTGTCTCCACCTTTATCTAAAGCATTTGATGTTGAGCCCATCATACATTTACCTACAACTCTTGATCCTAGTCTTAATGTAGTTTTTGTAACTCGCCAATTATTTAATATGTTGTCAGGTCTCTCCCATTTACCACTTTCGTCATGGGCTAATATTTTTAATTTTTCTCCATCATAAGAGTTGTCACCTGTGTTTTTCCAGTCTATCGTGGTATCCAACCCCTGTAGCTCACGGAGCTGTTCATTGGTTTCAAGTTTCCTTCGTGTAAGCTTAGACGCTGGTACTCTGTAGGCGAGTTCGGTTTTAGGACGATCCATTCCGTCTTGTATTGGTTTGAAGAAGAACGGATAATTAACACTAATGGGTACGACTTTGTCTGTGAACATTTTCTTAGCGTCTGCA